TTTCTAAATACGAGCGGTTTAATTTCTGATAGCAACTCTATTGCGCCGAGCTCCGTCCTATTAAGCTCTTTAAATGAGGATGTGTATTATGGACGTAAGTTCACTACTGAGACAGGGGTTCGCGACCTAGTTAGATGGCTGGCTTTAAATGTGCAAGGCGGCGGTGAGGAATGGGACACTGTAGGGGCTAATTATATAAGCCCTCCTTTTAACGCTCCTTCTTCTACTTATGCGGATAACTACTGGGCTTCAGGTGGACAGTTAGTTAGCTCTTTAGATACCCTTGTCCAAGTGTGGGTAAATGAGGATGACCCTAACTCTCTTTACTTTAGAGATATTGTTAACGCTTCTCTTCTGGGTTTAAATGTTACTCGTATGGAGAACGCAGGTCCAATGGGGAAAATGCTCAAAGCATTAGCGTACGCTTTTTATGATGTAAAGAATACAGTGCGAGATGTACAGTTTTTGTTAGATATTGAAGAATGCCCTGAGGAATTTTTACAATACTTAGGGAGATATTTAGGATGGACTTTCTTTACGACGGACCCCGCTCAATGGCGCGACCAATTAAAACAAGCTATTTATCTTTATAAAGCCAAAGGTACCCGCCAAGCATTAGCGAATGCTGTGAATATGGTTATTCCCTCGTCCGTTTATGATGTAAATGCGGAAACTACTGGGCTTCAAGAACTCTGGGAATCCTATTTTCCTAATTTAATTTATTATACTATTAAAACAGAGACTAATTTAGCTACTGACCCAGAAGCTTATCTATCTCTCGCACAGGCATGGCAACAAAGATTTAACGCGTCTGGATATAATATTAATAGTAAACCTTACGACCCTGTTAACCCCGATAACAATGCTAGGTATGTTGTAGATTATATCTTAATGTACCTGAATATCACAAACCCATATTTGATAGTAGGAACGGAACCTGTTAGCGCTACCGCGTATGTACAGGGGCAAGTAAGCGCAACCGGGGAGGTAACAAAAGGAAAGTACTTCTATCGCGGTTATGAGTCCATCATCCCTCCTTGGGAAGAACATCGCTTTTACCAAAACTGTACGCTAACAGAACCTTTGGTCCGTTCAATGTCTTCCTTGATGGCTCGTCCAATTGGGAACCTAGGATTAGGATTACCAACATCTAGTTGCCACGAAGTAGCCGAGTACATCGTTAGTTCTATTGGTATGAAGGACCAGAATGGATTTCTAGAACCAGGGTTTGGAGATAATAATAGTTTTAAGTTTATGAGCTCGTCGCTCAACCTTCCTTATAATTACGCTACTATAATCAGGGAAGGTAATATTGACGGTATGTCCGTATTCGATTATTGGAACGCTAAATCGTCTGAAGTACATTCCAAATTTAGTATGTCATCTATAGATTTTACCAGAGATGATTACTTAGATGTAACCCAAACAAAGTTAGGAAGAAAAGGTATCCCTACTATTATTGATATTTTTAGACAGTTTGCTCCTTTTCACGCACTGAATAAAATTTTTGTCGGCTCTGGGATAAGCGAAAACTATGGAGGGCGCCGCAATGCTCCTGGAGACGATGACCCGACGAGCGCTTGGTCTGGTACCAACGACCTACAAATCATCAACACGATACAGTCAGACGCGGACCAGTTTAACAGTTCTTACGCGTATGATGGATTCCCGGGCACCCGAGCGCCCGACCATGGCTATTTCTCTAGTGTGGGTATTACCCCTAGTGTGTACAACCCTAAGCAGGCTCGGTGGATACCTTCTGCAACCTTAAACAGTGATGGGTATTTTTGGAGTGGGGGAACTGTTACAGGACCGAGCGCCATAAAAGCACTGACGGACCTTCCACGAACCGCAGGTCGTAGAAAAAATTTAAAATATAAGTTTACGGGATGGGCACAAAATAGAGAAGGTCTCAATCAGCCCGGTCCTACGGATTACTTTTTAACTGGAACCAATACCCAACGAAGCTTAGAGGTACCTGGGTTTGTTCCCAAAGGATTTGATTTCTCGGCACAGGCATACGTAAGCACTAGTGGGAGTTTGTCTTCTGTATATTCTCAATACAATACGTCTGCAACCCCTTTCTTCGAGTTTGCTGGGTCGTCCAACTTCCCTGTGAGAGCCGTATCGGATTATAATACTAATGCATCAAGCTGGAATCAGTATAGGGATGTGTTTGGGTCCCAGATTTTGCGAGCGCTTACACAGATATTTGTAACACGAGGTAAAGACGATTCTCGTTGGTTAGATTTTGATAACACTAGTTTCCAAAATTTTACGTTTGGTCGTGGGGTAATTGCATTGTACCAAGAGTATAACACAAAGTTTAACCGTCAACTTTTAAATGTCGTTCCCGGAGCCACCTTACAACCCCGGCAGGATTACGCGGGAGGCTTTAATATTTTAGCTCATATATTTGGTCCTGGATTATTTAATAATAATTTTTCTACAAAAGGGACTATTATTTCTAATTTATCGGCTGTAGCGATAAATGAGAGGAGCGGAAGTATATCTTCTACGCATTCTGATTGGAGCGCAGTGGTCGCTACCCAAGCCATTGTTGGTGATTCTCACTTACACACTTCTGACGGTAATGGCAAAGATTTGTCCGAAGGAATTCTTCAAGCAGGGGGCTACGGAACTTATTTTCACCCGATGGATGTTTTTGAAGACCCTAATCAAATTGTTTATTCCAACGGTACGCTCTTGTCGGGAATTGAGATGGTGTGTCCGGCTGTGAATAGTATTGCAGTATGGAACGCCCCCGAAAATGAAAAATACAACGTTGACAATATTAAACCTAACGGACTAACTTTAATACAAAGAAATAATACCGATAATGTCCGACAAGGACTCAGAGTCAGATTTCCTTTAAACGGCAATATGAATTATTCGTACAACGGACAATTCAAGTTTCCTCCTTTGGACGACGCTCTAACTAATCGTTCCCTCTCGGCTATCGCCGGATGGCAACTTGTGGACAAAGGGAAAGCACCCAACATATCTCAGTACGATGGTGGTGAAACCATCTCAGCAGGTCGGGTAACAGAACTGCTACAAACTCCTGGCGCGAGCGCTTTGCCTGCTGTTTATATGGCTGGCAAAGGTCGAGGCAATATAGGTAGCGCAGGGACAAAGCCTTTGGGGAACCAAAACAATCCGGCTCTAGCTACAGTGGTCGGGACGACGGATAGACAATCCCCGAAGAATTTGCGTGACCTCGAACCAAACACTCGGTATAATATTACATTTGAGGCATCCTCTACTCACAGTACAGGAGTCCCTTATATTGTGGGAGCTCTATTTAATACCACTAAAGGAAAGCATTGGAATGGAACGACGTGGGCTACTAACACAGCAGCTCTATCAGGTAACGATGTATTCAACTATGCAAGTGGAACCAATCCTATTACTAGTGCTGTACAAGCAACTGAAACTTGGAAAGAGTATACTGCAGAGTTTACTACAGATTATTCTTTTGAAAAAGGGGATAGTTATCAATTATGGACACTCCCTATTAATGTAACTAACACGGCGATACATACTATTGGCGTTCGAGATATTCGTACCTCCTATACAGGACCAGTACAAACTACAAAATCTTTTTATGGTGTCGATGGAAATAAATTGTTTCCTGACCAAGAATACGAGTTGGGCGTACGGGCTCGCGTGGCTAATATCACTCGCGGATTAAGCGGTCTAGATGAAAGATTGCAAGTGCGTGTGGTAGTGGAACAAAAACCTTTTGTAGGTAATGGTTGGAATAAATTCGCAAAGGCTTGGGCATATAATTGGAATACTAAGAGCTGGGTAGACACCGCTACTAGTCCAAGAGAGGACACGTGGAAAGCTCTAGAAGTTAGTTCCAGCCGCCCCAACGGACAGGAGTTTAATTTAGAATTCAACACTTTTAATTATCGAACCCCTCTTAGGTATTTCGCTTTAGATGGACCGTTAGACGGTTACTTTACATCAGCGGGACCAGTGCATGACTCGAATTCTGTTTATTATATCGAAATTGGAAAACCTAACATGACTGGTTTAAATAATGGAGTAACATTATTAGACACAAACTTAGTAAATAAAAACTATAATATCTATGCTGCAGATTATACAAGAAAAGATTTTAGAGATGTGTTCGAATTCTTCGATGATTTAAATAACAGCAAATCGTCCCGAGACACACAAGATTCGTCAGGGACCTACCTAAAATATGGAGGTTCGCGAAATGAGTACCTCCAATATTGGGGCGGTAGCCATTCCGCAACCAACGGCGTATACGGGTTCGTAGATAATGAAAGGTAACATACAAATAATTCAAAATTATGGCAATAGCCAGAAGGTCATATTTCAGGAAAATAATATGGCTGTGGATGGCGTACGTAAAACAATAGCTGATATTATGACGTATATGCCAGACCCAAGTGGGGTGGCTAATGGCGCAGATTATCTGGAGCCAGGAGTTAGTTCCGTCTCAAGTTACCAAATTCAAGCGGTTAGTTTAGGGAGCGCAAAAGGATATTATACTCAACGCGATTCGCGTTTTTGGTATAGCGCCACGGAGTATTCTTCTTATAATTACCAACAGCTCCCACTAACTCCAGATGATTATTTTGAAATGTATGATAGCTATTCTGGAATTGGATACAATTCGTGGAAATACTCAAATCAGGTGGATGCTAATATAGTAAGAAGTTCGCGTTTATCTAATTCCGATTGCACTTTTAACCCTCAAAATAACTGGGAGGTCTTATATAATGAAGACCCGATTCCCAACCCTATTTCTTGTCGAAGAGTGGGCTTCGGCGACACATATAAGTCTGTTACTAGGTTTGAACTTGTTAAAGGACAACAAAGAGTAACTTTAAGACAGCAAGTACCTCTACGATTAGGACAAGATTATTATGTGTATACTAACGGTAAAGCTTATGAAGCCACTTTTGATTTTAGAGTCGCTCGTGGGCGCAACGGTATAGTTTTTGAATATTACGATTTTACAACGAGAGCGTTCACCTCTAAGACTAATCTAAAGGCTAACACTCGACATACCTCACAACTATCTGATATTTTTGCGGTCAATGAATTTCGCTTTCAATTAAAGGGAAATGAGATTGACCAAGGATTCGAAGAAAATGATGAGTACTTTGTAGAGTACGTATTCCCTGCACAATCATTTGAGGATACAAACTTTGCTCCATGGGACCATAACGCACAAAACCCTTATGTGGATATCGTGGACCTGGAGGTTTGCGATGCGTCCCATCAGATTTTACAAAACCCTAACTTCTTGGTAAATCAAAGTAAAATGTTTAATAATAATTTTACTTATTCCACAGAATTAACGAGTACGGACGCCCAGAAACCTGGGCTATGTAACTCTTTAGGTTATCGTAACGTAGTTGGTTGGAGCCTCGTCAACCCTATTTTAAATTCGGCTGACCCAAGTCTAGCCGAGTTAAATAGTATAGTAGGGTATATTAAGCCAGCCAACACGTCACAGTTGGAAAATACTGTATTTTCGGGAATGAGGGATGGGATTATCCTTCATACATCCGGAACGAATATAGGGGATTTTAGTGGAGCGGTTTCAATGGCACAGGCGTTCGGGGTAGGAGACGAGGTTCGAAATAACTTTGCCTTTCCAACTGCCACGTCTAACACTCCCACAAACCTAAATGCAGCGAATGGTCAAGAAGATAATAATGCTACTATGATGTTGTCCTTTACTACGATGGTATCTGGTGCGAGTACGGCTGCTAATTCTGGGCATCTTGAAATATCCCTCACAAGAAATTCTGACGGCTACCATTATATGTTTAGTGCCAATTCCCTGGATAACGTTTCTAATAAGTTTTCCGCAGAGGATATCCCTTTAATTATTCCCTACTCTGTGAAAGATGCATGGTTAGAAGTAGGGGCACCGGTTGTACTTCCTGCTGATGCTAACAGAGACGCATATACCTTAACCGTTAAAGCTTCGGGTCGCACGGATAGTAATGGATTTTGCAACTATGCATTAAAAGATTTTTCTTTCGGCCAGCTACAAGGGTGGAGGACTTATATGTATGACCAAAGTTCCGTCGCTGCTTGGGGGCTGAGTTCTACGGGATACACCCCAATGGCATCAGGGTTCTTGTACTCTGGTTTATCGTTTAGTGGTCCCCAAACCCAAGAGTATGGCTGGAGTGCAGGATACATTGAAGCAGTAAATGACCCTAAGATAGGGTTTAAAAATCAGATAGTTCAAAATTTTGTAGGATTAGAACCTACTAAAAGCTATCGTTTGTCCTTAAAAGGAAGTGCGAAAGATAATGATGATTGGAGGTTTGGTACGAAAAATACTAACGTCTTTTTAGCTTTCTTAAAAGCTCGTGGAAGATGGCGTGTACCAGGAAAAAACAATATTCTTTCTCAATACATGCAGGACTCCAGCGGCGCGACATATCCTATATCCCATTTAAATCCTTACTCTAATGATGGTCAATCCTTTAGAAGAACTTTCCCCCAATTTCAAAAAACCCTACGAGACTCTAGTACCAAACCTACGGACTGGGGAGTATTATTAGGCGCCTCTTCTACTACTAACGGAAGTAATTCGGTCTTTGAAGACTCTCGAGGAAATGAAGGAACCTACCACCTCTCGATGGATGTTTTTAATTCTCACGACGAAGGT